GGCAGACGATAAAGTTTCGCAATACTGACCGGAAATGTAAATTTCAGAACCGTCCACATTGGGCAGAATACCGGATAACATAAAAGCCAAAACGCCGATAGCATCCTCATTAGCCAGAGCAGTCTGGAAAGCAGCGCGACCCTTGATGCCGGTCACATACATACATTCAGTCGGAACCAATCCAGCAACGTCAAGTAACTGCTTCGCAGTAACCATATCAGTCAAATCCATTGCACCGACACCGACAGGACTTGCATCCGTCTCAACGTCGCGGGTATTGCCGATACCGAGCTTGCGTAAACCTTTAAATCCGGTCTCGACATTATAAGACGCATAAGGCTCTGTACCCGACGCATTATCAAAGTGAGTTGTACTATCATCACCATTGATAATAGCAGATTCCAAACCTTCCAGCAATGCCGTAGCAAGTTCGTTGCGAATAAAAGCGACCATGTCGAGAATCGCATCTTCAGTAAGCTCTTCAGAACTAACGAGCGCGCCGATAAAGATTTCAGGTGTGAACAACTTCGAACCAGTGCCGATATTGGTTTTGCGAGCTTCCTCAGCATTATCAACAAGAGCTTCACCACCGCGATAAACAGTAGCTTTACCCTGTTGAAACGGGAAGTACGCGCTTCCACCTTTAGGCATATTCCATGTGAGGAATTTAGATGCAATTCTTGGACTCACACGTAAAATTTCGTTAAATTCAGATGACATTTCCTGTGGCAACCATTCAGCACCGTAGCCAACGTTTCCACCAGCCATAGCAAGCGCAACTTCCTTATCAAAAGGCTTTGTTGCTTCAACGAGTTGCTTGTACAGCTTGAGATTTTGAATATTGTAACGATCGCGGCCTTTATACCGCGCCATCGCATCAGCAATGAGAGTAGCATCATGCAGATCACGCAAATTCTTTAATGCTTGGCCGTTGTCCATTTTTTCATAATCAACCGGCATCTGAAATAAACAATACGCTTTTTGTGCAATATTGCCGAGTTTGTTGCCGTTGTCATCGGTAAGCCATATGAATTCGGTAATCATAGACCGGTAATCGGTAAAAACAAAGCGACTTTCATTCACAGCCTTAGCAGCCTTAGCTTCCTCAACCTGTGTCTGGATTATAGCAAGATTATTGCTAATTTTTTCCAGACGCTCAGCAAGTTCGCTTTTGGTGATCATGCGATCAGCGGCTTGTGTCTGAATGTCCTTGATAGCAGTCATAGCAGTCTGTAAATCAGTAACTTGTACACCAAGCTTTTCCTGATCAGACATATACTGCTCAACATCGAGTTTCTTATCCTTGTCTGCCAATGTAGTATCTCCTGTTTTTAAAATTATAGTTTTACTTGTTTTCACATCATCGAGTGAATTACGCACTTCAAAAAGTGCATTGGAAATAGCCCCGATGTTAGCGATAGAAAGTTCTTTCACACGAGCTTTTGTAACGGTAAGTATTTCCGTTTTCTCATTGAAAGACCATTCATCGACAGTTATTCCCATTGAAAAAGCAGCTAAAGTCCCTTCACGTATGGCACGCTTAAATAATTCACTATTTTCACGCCATAATCGCACACGACCTTGTATGCCCTTGTTTTTAATCAATTTCAAAGTTATTACTTCGCCAACCGGCTCTTTGAGTATGTCATGGAATGCCAATACGCGACCGTTAAAGAGTTCAAAAGCTTTCGGATGATCAAACGCAGAAGTAAGTATAATCATTTTGCGCGATTCAATTAATTCTTCTGTGATAAACCAGCCTTCAATCTCGATGTCGCCTTCTTTGCTTGCTTCAGTCTCAGCAAAATTGACATCACACGATATAATAATCATATCTGGACGAAGAACATCATGAAGTTGACTAAAAATTTCTTGTCCGCGCTTTTGCGCCATAAACTACGTCTCCTTTTTTAATACACTATTAAGTTGTTTACCGCATTAATACGGCTGATGTCAATGTTACGTTGCCGCGTTGGTGTTTCATTTGATCGAATACCAACACAGTATTGCTTATAAAATCGGCAAGAAGTGAATCAGTTACACTTTGTGCACGATCAAAAGAAAAGATACTCTTAATGCGCTTTTCTAATTGTCGGTATGTCCAATTGTAACGGTCAGCATCCTCTAATACCGCACACAGCAACACAACGTTTTGATCTACGACATCCTCTATCTTAAAGACTACTCGACGCATAAGACCTTTGATTAATTCGTGTTTCATATTGAATACACCAATACCTTCAAAAGCATCAATACCTCGATTCATCAATAATTTACGCAAAATCGGTTGTAAATTATTTCGTATTGATTTACCAGCAAGTGTTGTGTTGTATAACTTCAATACTTGCGTATCCGGGTCACACAAAACACTCATCATTGACCCGCCACACGTAAGCTTAAACACATTATCCGATACTTGCTTTCGTTGCAATTTAAATAATTTATAAAATGCGTTTTTTATTTCCTGTTGTTCCTTTTGTTGCGGTTTTTCCTCTTTGCCGTCCTTTTTATCATCCGCATCTGCAGGATTAATCACATCCGAAACAACAGGTGCTGCACTTTCATCAATACTAAGTTGTTCACGTACGTATTCTGCACTGACAATACCTTTATCTTTAAGTTTAAGTAAGCGATCTTCAACATCCGTTTGACTGCCTTTAATAGCCGGTATATTATCCAATTTAAATCGCAACCGAATATCTGGCCCATAAATAGGCCATAAAAGTTGCTTATTAATCGCATCTTCAATAACTTTAAGAATCGGAGCAATCGTATTCAACCAAAAATCTTTATCTTGTGCGAGCGCATTTGCGTAATTAGAATACTCCATCACACCACCCCGAAATGGAGGTAAACCAAATACACCGAATATTTTCTCCCTATTATGCTTCAATAAATTAAGAAGTGCGATATCCTTATGCTTTTGATCTGGATGTTCGAATTTACCGGCATAACGATTAATAAAAATTTTAAAAGCCTTATCCGCACCACCTATTTCACTACTCATTGCATCAAGTATCTGCATATGCTGATCTTCGGTCAAATCATGGTCAGGCGTGAACATTAAATTAAGCGTTGCACCATAACGGAAAAAATTTGAATTAAAACGATTTATGAAATAATCCATCATAATTTCTTCACGTACAGTATTCACACGACCAACACCCCAAAAAGGATCATCAACATTCATATCTCGAATATGAATTACGCGATTACGGGGATATGTGCGTTGGCTTCGTGTGTATTTGCCAAATCGATAAGAGCGATTTAATGTATTAATATCGACATTACGCGGATCGCGCGGCCAAATTTCAATTTTCCCATTCGGGCCGGTCATGCGTTCAATCGTTAAAATCGCATTACCATCATTTAAATACGCTTTAACAATGTAATCTACGACATCAGACCATGCGTGTTCCGTATTGGGATTGCGTAATAATTCATTGGCCAAATGATCATTGTCATCTATTTCACGCTCCACACCCTGAATCGTTTCCACTTCAGTAATATCAACAGATAATCCTTTAATCGCATCAGAAATAGCACGCGTCGCAATATACACATTAGCATTAACCTTTGGCGCATCTAGATCATGATGTGTTTTTGGATGACGCTGCGCCCAATCAAGCGTCCCATATTTATGCTTAATTTCAACACCTGCCGCTCGATCTTTAAATGTCATAAATGGCGGACTAATCGCACGAAATATGCGTCGTAAAAAATTAAAAAACGGTAACATCAAAAAATCTCCTTTAACAAGTGCCAACTTCCACTTTTTCCGGCACACCGCCCCATACCGCTATTATCGGCAGCCAAAATCATATTCACAAATGCCAACTTTTTTTCTGTTTAGTTTTATCGACTACATTAACTTCTAATCTTGGCCCACCAGCAGCTTCTCCAGCATGCCAACTCGTACCAGTAGCAACACTGTGATGCATTCCACTAATGCGATAAGCAAGATAGCGATATCCGCTCGCATGAAAAAAGTGATCTTTACCTTTAGTCCACACGGGACGACCGCCGCTGTCTGTAATTCGTGAAGGTACCAACATTTGAGACATAAAATCGCCGTCCATAACATGCTCAAAATCGGCCCGCACATGTGCTTTTTTATCCAACAGCATTTTAACCATGAGATCAAGACATTCCGTGCGATTAGTCTCAACGATTTGATCTTTGTAACTTAATTTATATGCGTCGATACCTTTAATCTGATCTTTGGGCCTGTAATAGCACATCCACCGATTGCCTCTACTTTTTACGAAATCGCGTGTCTCCGCATAACCACCACCTTGTGCGTCGATTACGGTCATGGCAACATTAAAATCGCGTTCCAATTTTTCAACATCAGCCCAACGCTTTACATTGGCATAATGCACGTCAATCAATTCGCCATTCCATACCATAGAAATCACACAAGTAAAAAGCTTGCCTTGATCAACGCCCATCACTGTGCGAAATAATGAAGGATCGAATTCAAATTGTTCCGCATCTTTGACGGAATAAATCGAGCGCATAAGAGCTTCTCTGGTAATTTTAAAATCGACGTTTTCAAATGTGACACCAAGATAATTATTATGAAAATTTTGTAATGCAGTCGCATTATGTTGTGCCGTAATAAATTTCCTGAATAAAAAGATAATGTCATTCGGTCTCGCACCTTTATTAATAAATAAACGAGAAATGCGATAACCGCTTGATTTACCAACACCCGGATTTAATGCTATCCATTGTCCCATACCAAGCCTGTCAAAATCCTTACCGCATTCCGAACAAATTGGACGACCTATGGGATGCCGTAAACGCCACGTGCCATGATATGGCGCAACAAAATGCTCATACCAATCAAGTATTTGTTCTTTGCCACAATGTTCGCACGTTACGTGCCATTCTTTTTGATCGGATGCTAAAAATTCAGCATGTATGCCGTAATTATCGCGTGTTGGATTACCGAACTTCCAAATAATTGGATCCTTTACATTAGCCACACGGTCATACGCATACCACAAATTGTCTTGATCTAATTGGTCATACTCATCAAAGAAGAGAACATCACACGGAAACTCGAAAAAATCTTTTCTGACATTGGAACCGACAAATTTCCAACCGAAACCGAAAATTGATTTGTACACATTACTATCGCTTTCAGTACTACCACTCTTAATTGCAGTGTCATAAAGTGGACTGGTATCCTTCAAGCGGTTAATGCGATCGCTAACAAAAGTTTTTCTGTGCTCTTTACTCGGTAAAATGTACATGCCCCGATGCCGCTTGTCAGCATAAGTAAACATAGCACACAAAGCATGCTCAGTCATATGAACCTGTGAACACTTGATAATAACCATTCTATAAGCATTGTCCTTATAAATGGCAGTTAACCACGGCTTATCCGCAAAAGTTAAAGGTTCACCTTTGGTAGTACGGTGATGCTTCATTGCCATAAATAAGCGCGGATACTTTTGGGATATGACATCCAATCCTTCACCCATCACACGTAGATTATCGCGCGCTTGTTCCAACATTTTATCCAAAGTTGATTCCTTTAAAATTTAGCCGGGGACCGGATGGCAACATATCTCAGTGCGTCCGGCCCCCGTTTATTGTGTTACCCACGACTTGCATCAAAAAGCTAACACAATTAAATTTAAAAAGGCCAAGCACACACCGCAAATGCTTGGCCCTTGTGGGGAGAGAACGGAATTCCCGCAAAAATTAACCTTCACACTCAACAAATTCCCGCCTAATCACACGAAGAGACGGCGTACAACAACTATCGCAGAAAAACGGAATTTCATCTTCATAGCATATAATGTCGTACTGTATGCCACAACATTCACACACAACTTCACAGCGTTCAAATTTAATTTCTTTTGCAGCTTCCACCACGACATCCTTTAGAACATCCGCGTTCGGTATCTCCCCATTTAACCGGTGTGTGTGCTATCAAACTTGGCACCAAACGAATATACCCATCTCCACACATCGAACAAGTTTTTGAATAACGGCGATTTTTTATAAGTCTAATCTCTTCGAATACACATCCACATTCTTCACATTTGTAACAATAAATTGGCATTTATTCCCCATTTTCCTTGCAACGTTCGATTTCAGCCCGAATCTGGCAAGGTGTCCAGCCGCTTGCTCTCAGATAATGAATGAGGTACGTGTATTTCGCATCATTTTTCTTATCCTTCCACGCACCTTCACAAATCGCTCTACGTTGTGATGCTTTCGGATATTCTTTTACCATTGTGGAATTATCCATACAACGTTGTATGAATTTCTTATAAGTTTCTTTAGCTTTCGGTTTAGGAATTGGCATTACATTCTCGTAGTTTTAATATTGTAAACATTACCAAACCACATGCACCACGTAGTGCAAATGCGTTCCCCGTTTTCAGCAATAAAATGCGACGTATATGACAATGGAAATAATTGTTTTAAATACCACAAAATTTTGTACATGTTCCCACCTTTTTATGTGTAATTAACGACATTACAACCGCACTCCATTTTCAGCCCGTAACTTAACTGTACGACGCCAAACACCGAGCCACACAATGGCTTGTTTATAAAAATTGCGACGTGCTTTGCGATCATACTTTTTAACGTCATGTGATGCTTGGTAAAACTCTTC